ACCAAATTTTGTATTGAATGCTAATTATGAATTAAGAAAAGAAACCAAAGATGATTACTCATATCCTGTTGATGGGTGGCATTGGTTTGATAGTGAAGATGATGCTAAAAATTATTTTGGAATAACTAATTAAACTATAAATATATAAAAGAATATCAAATCTTCTAAGAGTTCTAAGAGAATTTAAAATAGCAACACTCAAATCTCTTTCAATAAATGATACTGGATTTATAAAGTTACCAACAGGAACTACAGCACAAAGACCTTCATCACTAACATCAGCAATGATGCGATATAATACTGATTTGGGATTTAATGAATATTATGATGGAACTAGTTGGAAAGGTCAAGCAGAAGAATTGCCAGGTCTTGCTGGAAAGTTTTTTAATGGGGATCGGCGGGCAACAATTTCAAATGGAAATATAGGAACTCTTCCTCTCACATCTACAAATGATAGTAGTAATGTAACCGGAACAACAGGTCTTCCATCACCTAACCATAGATATGGTGTAAATGTATGGCCCTCTATTGCATTTGGAAATGGTATCGGTGATTTTTATAGATTTATTGCAATAGGATATTTTAGACCACCCGCAACTGGAACTTATACAATATATACTTCTTCGGATGATGGAAGTGGTGTTTGGATTGGAAGTCTTGCTCTTCCTTCGGCAACAAGAACTGCCGCAAATGCTACATTAAATAATAACTTGGGAAATGGTCAAGGAGATACAAAAAGATCAGCAACGATATCTCTGACCGGCGGAACCACCTATCCAATTAGAATAGTAATGGAAGAAGCTATAACCTAACTTTTAGTTGGGATGGTCCAAACATAGCGGAGACCACGGATTTAAGAACGTACTTTTTTGCACCATTCTTTTCTAATGGTACAGTATCATCATTTTATGGATGATAATCAACCTGATTTAATCTAGAACCACCTCAAGAACTGTCACAGACCCCTCCACAATCGCCTGGAAGGGGTCTTATGGTATGTGGAGTCCCAATCCCCCACAATGAGGTATTCAACGCTTGATAGACTGCTTTTCTTAGGATCTCTATTGGTTCTAATGAATTGGGCTTCTCGTCTAACTGAGGTGATTCTTCATGCTGTATTTTGAACATCGCGGATACGGTTATTCCAAGAACCGTTGTGAAGATATTGTACATTGGTTCATTGGAACCTATCTTCCAAGACATAAAATTGACTTGGTAATTAATCATCGAGGACTTAAGCGAGAGTTTGTTCATGGTTGGGCAAATATTGAAGATTCGGATTATCGTCCTCGTTGCTTCTTTATCGAAATTCAAAGTAATCTGAGTCCTTTCAATTATAGCACAGTTTTAATGCATGAACTCTGGCACGTTTATCAGTGGGTCAAAGGTGATCTGAGAGAACGTGGCCTTAAACGTCTCTGGAAAGGTATCGATCATACAGAAACAGACTATGAAGATCAACCCTGGGAGATTGATGCAAGAGAAATGGAATCAAGACTTTATCAAGAATATGAGGCCTCTTGACAGGGGCCTCTTTTTTTGTTTATAATCTGCCTTGTCCAGGTTGAATCCAATATGGCTAAATAATTCTTTGAGAGTCTTATGAAAACTGTAGAGAGACATCGGTATGAGGGTGATAAGATCTTCGAGACTCGTCAATTGACTTTTGAACCTTATCGATACTCAGAAGCAAACATGAGTCTTGTGATGGGATTGATTCGTAAGAATCTGACACCAGATCTTTTGACACCAAAGTATCGAGAAGAAAATAAAACAAATCCAATGTTTGGTCATTGCTATCATTCGACTCAAGCATTATTTTATCTTATGGATACAGATGCATTAGTTCCGATGTGTGGAACTGATTATCGTAATGATAAGCATTGGTGGTTGCAGAATGAAGATCGGATTTATGACCTTACTGCAGAGCAATATTATACTGTAGGTAAACTACCACCATATCATAATGGAAAACCAAGTAAATGGTATGGATGGAAGCAAAGGCCCCATCAGCGCTCTTTAGACCTGATTGTGCGAGTTTTGGGAGAGCGTGTGACAGATTCTAGACTGGTACAGAAGGGTTGACAGATCAGTTGAAACTTCATATACTTACATGGTAATTAATTCTGATCATGTTCAACAACATGCTCCTTAAAAACCCAAGTGACATTCGCAATCAGTGGTTGATTGAACCGTTTTTTAACTTTTTGAATGATTCTCAAAAAAGAACGGAATGTCAAAGTCTAATCAAAATTTTTCAAGCTCCTACTGGATTTGGAAAAACTTTTGCAGTAACAAATTTTTTCATTCCTGAACTCTTTAATAAAGATGTTAATCTTGTAGTCTATGCTGCACCCAATGTAGAAAACATTGACTCAGATTCTTTTGTAATTTCTGGTCAAAAATATGGATATTTCTTCACTAAAAATCCTGACGAAGCATTTCGATTTCTAAAACAAGGTCATAAAGTTGTTTTGGGTCTTACTCACTCATATCTGTGTAATGCAAGTAAAAAGTGTCAGATACACCGAAATCAACTAATTGAATTGGCTTCGAATTCTGCTTGGTTTATTGAAGAGTGCCACTCTTGGCTTGGTGTTACTGATCAAGAATGGTATAAAGACGTAATTGGTCACTCTACTCCTCATTTTGGCGGAACAGTATATAAACTTTCTAATACAGTTCTAAGTAAAACTGATCTTGTTTTTGGTATTACTGCAACTCCTACAAAACAACATCGAGGTGTTGTTGGTGATGTTTGCTTTGAAATTGTAAATGAGTGGTGTCCTGGATATGAGCGTCCACTACTTACCAAATGGTCAAAAAATTATACTGAATATAATGGTTATATTCTAGAAAAATCGAATGGTAAAACCCGAGCAGTGATTAATGGCGCTGTTGCAGAAGAGTTTCTTGTAAAATATGTTGAAGAGCATCATGTGTCCAATATTAAAAAGTTGAATCATTTGAAGACATATGATTCTAATGTAGTTTCCAAATTAACTTCATTGATTGTTTGTGGAGGAAACAATAACTCCAGACTTTCTGTGCATATTGAAGATGCATTGGATCATTTGGTCGATATTCTAATTGATAATGGGTATAATTCCTCTTGTCAGTGGATTTCCATCATGACCGACAAACAAAAGGGATTCTACAATTTGCAAGGAGATTTTACTTCAGCATCTGAAGATGATATCATTGCATCATTGAATGATTCCGAATCTGACTGTCAGTTTCTTTTGGTTAACAATAAAGGAAAAGCAGGTATTAATGTATTCAATCTAACTGGTATTTGCTCATTGAGAATTCGAGCACCAAAAACTAGAGATTGTACTGAACTTTCGCGTCAAATTATTGGTCGTCTTACACGACTAAATTCTGGACATGGTGATATTCTTGCAAAAGAATATGATTATAATCTTGAAAAAATGTGCCTCAACTATTGTAGTGATTTTGAAGTTGATTCTAACGTTTTTTATGAGACACTAAAACTTGCGAATACATTTGAATTTTATTATCCATCAACTCCAAATGAACACTGGGAACTTTCTGTAAGTGAATTTGAAGAATATTATACTCCTTCTTGGACTCGGGTAAAAAGTACTATTGAAAATTTGATTTTCAAAGATAAACTTTGTTCGGCATGTCCTCTTCAAATGAAATTTAAAGATGCCTATGAAGGGCAATTTGATAACTTTTCATCATTGGATAAGTTCTTTTCAATGTAATAAAGTGGGAATTATCATGGGGGACTTCCTTAGGAGTCCCCCTTTTTTACCATATTAATGTGACACTTGAAGAACTGGCATAGTACATTTGAATTTTGTCCGGTAATACCATATAATATTTTGGTCGAGGCAATCCGTGATGTTCTTTCTTCGCCCCCACCAGCAAATTGCCCTGAATGCACTCTTGAAGTACATGAAGGGTATTTGTGTGTTCCCCACAGGTGGCGGCAAAACTAATGTCGCTATCTTTGATGCACTTCGCGTCTTTCGATCAAAAATTGCAAAGACTGTTGTAGTTGTTGCTCCGCGTATTCTATTGGCCGAGCAACTTTGCAGCGAGTTTCTTGAGTTTATTACGAATGCATCTATTATGCATGTGCATTCAGGAGAGACAAATCATTTCTCCACCACTAATGTTCTCAAGATCCGTGCATGGCATGAGGCAGTGGATGGTCACAAACTGATCTTCACGACCTACAACTCTCTTGACAAACTTGCTAAGGCAGAAATCGACGTAGATACCATCTATTTCGATGAAGCACACAACAGCGTCAAGAAGAACTTTTACCCTGCCACAGAATACTTTGCTGCAGAAGCAAAGCGTTGTTATTTCTTTACTGCAACTCCCAAGTACAGTGCAGTCATTCATAAACCTGGTATGAATGACACTGAGGTTTATGGTTCTATCATTGCCAAAGTTCCTGCACCTGAACTTGTTCGCGGTGGTTACATCATTCCTCCGCGTGTGGTTGCAACTCAACAACGTCTTTCTGTTAAAGGTGAAAGCATTGCCGATCGCGACTGTGAGTATCTACTCAACTGTATTGAAGAAAACCCTGTCAACAAAGTTCTGATCTGTGCGAAGGCAACTAAGCACATCATTGCTTTGATTGGTGAGACTGAGTTCGCTCAACAACTTACTGATCAGGGTTATTCTTTGATGCACATCACCTCGAAACATGGTGCCTTCATCGATGACCAAAAGGTCAATCGTGAGGTGTTCTTTGACACTCTCAATGCCTGGGGTAAAGATCCTGACAAGAAGTTTGTGGTTCTGCACCACAGCATTCTTGCAGAGGGCATCAATATTTCTGCTCTTGAGGCAGTGATCTTCATGCGCTCTATGGATGTAATTGGTATCGGTCAGACTGTAGGACGCACTCTGCGCCTTCATCCTGACGATGCCAAGGCAATTCAGTCAGGGGCTCTTGCTCCTGGTGACCTCTCATGCTACGCTAAATCTTACGGACTGGTGATCTGTCCTGTCTTCGACAAGGCATCTGGATCTACTGCCCGTGCTGTCCAAAACGTTGTTGATATCATCTTCGAACAAGGTGATGTCGCCGTCTCTACCATCAAACGATGACTCTTAATTTTCACAAGATGAGCTTTAATTCTTCCAAAAAAGACTGGAAATCCTACTGCGAAACCACCTTCCATTCTCTCAAAGCAAATCTTCACAACTGGGGCAAACCCGAATTCATTCGTCCCATTACCCGAATCTATTACATCGGAGTTTTTGACTGCGGAACTCCCAACCAAACGCCTTATATCAGTGAACAAGCACTGAACTCCACAATTCTCGGCAGAAAAACTGTGGTTGATCATTGCCTCTCTCCTCAGTTCATTTCGCGAATGGTTCTTGACAATCCCGACAAGTATCTCTGTGACCTAGACACCTTCCGAGAAGTGTTCTGGTACTCTTGTCGTACTATTGTGGTGACAGCAGAAGAAAATCGTATGCTGAGTGCCCTCACTAAGCACCGTGGCAACAAGTATACTGTGGATGTCCCGACAAACATGAAGTACAACCATCTAAACATCAAACTATTTGCTCGGGAAAATCTGCAGACCAACTGGCGGTATGCAAAACCTGCAGACACAAACATTCTTGAAGTTCCTCAAGAACTGCTAGAATATGAAAAGCAGTTTCTGGTTGAATGAAAGAAGGATTTGAAACCAAAGATGGCTATGCCGCCGTACCCTGGGGAAAGCGGCTAGTCATCATCTACAACGGTCAACAGATTGGTGATGTCAGTACTAAACTACAGGCAAACCGAATGATTGACAAGCACCGAGAGGACAACCCAACTGGGGTTGTCCAATTTACCAAGAAAAAATCAAAATGATTAAAACCAAGCGCAAATTTGTGAACGTAAGACCTTTGAGTTCAAAGGCAAAGAATCGCTTCATCAACATCATGGAAAGTTTTCATGCATGTGAAGTTGAACAAGAAACAGATGATAGGTTTTTCTTGGTTTCTCTAAATCGTCAATACTGTTTCTGGATTCAAAAAACTGGAAACGAACACTGGGCAATTGTAAAATGAAAAAACTTCTTCCAATCTTTCTACTATTTCCTTCCTCCGCACTTGCTCAAGAAGTGTATTCGATTAACGTAAACAAACTTTGTGCTACAATTGTAGAAATCCCATATGCTTCTGATAACTTTTCAGATGAGGAGTGGGAAAAATTTAAACAGTGTCTGCGATTTGTGGAGCAGTTTAAAGAAAATTAAAAAAATATAAACTGTATTAAATAATAATACAACAAGGAGAAGTTATGGTTGTTCTACTTTCAACCGTGAT